AGCACGTTCACTGCCAGTTGTTGACTTTTCTTTCATAAAAGTTGAACGCTTGTCACCAGTTGCTACGTTACCTGTAGTAGGACCGCGCTTCTGATTAATTTCTTTGTTACCTTGTGGGTTAGTTGATTTCATAATATTTTCCTTATTATCCTACTATTGTTACTGGTGTGACATACACTGCAACAGCACTTCCTGCACTTGTAGCGACATATATTGTTTGAAATGCATTAGAATTTAATACTTGAATAAATTCAGTTTGTCCTGCACCAATAATTGTTCCAGCAGTTGCCACAGTTAGCACCGCGGTGTCAGCGTCAAAAAACACTGGAACTGTTGCACTTGAGTTTGTAACTTTTAAGAACAATGGAGTCTTGCCACCAGACAAGTTACCTGTTACTTCTGCAAATGTAATATCACCAGTTGCTGGAGTTGAATTGGCCGTTAATTCAAATGCTGGGCCTGCGATTTGATAAGCTGTCATTATTGCATATTCCCTTTAGTTGGGCCACGTCCAACATTAATCTTGTTAGCGTCACCTTTGTAATTCTTTGTTGCACTTGGTTCAAATGGTCGTGTGCCACCTGGTGTGCGAACTTGTGGTCCACGATTGATGTTGTCGCGAATGCTTCCTTGTGCTGGAACTGCTGGCACTTTAGCTGTGTGTGGCTTTGCGCCTACGTGTGGCATACCTGCGTGACCGCATGTGCCATCATTGCCTACTGTAGAACCACGACCAAAGTTTACTTCACGACCATCATTGCTGTGACCTGTAAATTGGTTTTTAGCATACTTGTTTGGACCACGGCTATAACCTTCACCTGAAGTGCCTGTTGCAGCCTTAAATCCAGCAGTCGCTTTTTGATCTCTTGCTTCTTTCATTTTGTTTTTCCTTTTGACTTAGTTGTCTTTTTTGCCGCAGCCTTCTTGGTTGCATAAGCAATAGCCACGGCCTGTTTAATTGGCTTGCCTGCTTTTACCTCAGTAGCAACATTTTTATTAAATGCTTTTTTGCTAGTTGATTTTTGTAGTGGCATAAAGTTATTTAGCGTCTGGACTTACGCCCACTAATTTGGCTAATGCTTCTGCAAAAGCCGCTTGTTTTTGTTCAATAGCATCTTTGCTATCAGTTACTTCAATCTTAGCAAGGCTACTCATAACCTTATTAAGGATTAAATTATGATACTTTAGCGTTAGCTGAGTATCACCATATTGTCTGGCTTGTAAAAAATCATCTACAAGTAGTTCTTCATAATCACGCCCACCCGTTTTAACGTCTAGCGTTTCTAGTAAGTTTCTAATACTTACTTGGTCGCGTGATCCTTTTGGACGGCCAGCACCTTTACGGGCACCTCCATGACCATTTGTCTTTGCTGTTTTGTTTGTCTTTTCCATATGATTATTTAGCTCGGCAATTTCAGGCTTAAATATGTGTTCATTGAAAGGAATAGAAATGAAAGAATATAATTGGACGCCCGCAAGTGGGCAAGATGTAAATGATATTGTTAGTATGGCTGTGCAACATTTTGAATCAGAAATTGACCTTATTTTTACCCCAGACCCAGTAGCGTATGCACGTAATATTACGTTTGCTGTTGTTGGTCAATTTTATATGCCAGGCACTAGTTTGGTTAGTGTTGCTCGTGACGCTGATGGGCGACTACTAGCGTATACTTGGGCAAAGACTGGGGAACGTGCTCCTTGGAGTGATGACAACATGGTGTCAGTTTGTATGGCTCACGTTGATTTGACGTTAAGTGCTAGAGAACGATTAGCACTTGTAACTGATATGATTCATTTGTGGGAACAGTTTGCACGTTATTCTAATACGCCTATTATTTGTTCTACTACAATGCGTAAAGATCAAGGTGCATTCTTAAAGCTACACACGCGACATGGTTATGATGTGCGTGGTAGCTATGCTTATAAAAAGTTAAGTTGAGCACGTTACAAACTCGCCTGCCAATTCGTTGATGCCCAGGTTAGAAAGCCTCAAAATCACCTGGTTCTTGATAGTGCTCTTTGGGGGCTTAACTTACTCTAATGTGCTACGCAACATCCAAATACTTTTCTCTAAGTCAAGTGCTTGGTCTTGTGCGTAGTTAGATACTTCTTCTAGTTCTTCTTCACTTGCTATCTTGATTAACTCTTTGTAATCTTCTAGCAAGTGCTCTAGATCCATCATTACAGTTTCTAGTAACTCATCTGCTGAGCCTTCAATGGCGTCAGTTGGTATTGTAGCATCAGTGATAACATCTACGATATTGCAAGGCATCATCTCTTGCATGGTGCGTAGTATTTCACCAATCTTATCAATTTGCGCTTGACGTCTTTCGTATACACCTTGTAGCAATTTGTGGTCACTACGGAAGTTACGGCCAGTAATGTTTACATGTGCCGCATGGCTTCTAAAGTATGCTACAAAGTTATTATTAAAAACTAGGGTTAGTTGTTCTGCTGTTGTCATTTCTTTTTACTCTTTTTAGCTGTTTTGGCTGCTTGTTTAAATGCTTTGGCTGTCGGAGCACCTTTGCTTCCAGTCTTACGCATACGTTCACCTGAACCTTCTTTTATTCTTTCACGCTTGGCATGAATGTTTGCATATAATCCGTTTTTCATTAGCACCCCCAACGCTTTCTAGCGGCCTTACCACGTTCACCAGTCCAACCTTCACTTCTGGCACAAAAACTTTTATGTCTAGGATTTGTTTTATCTTTGGTTGGTGCTTTTAAATTACTACCAGTTTCACGATTATATTTTTTACGACCTTTTTCAGTTAAACCTGCACCACGACTAGCTGGTAACTTTTCACCACGCTTGACTGATAAGTTAACTTTCTTTTTGTTCATATTAATAGTTATCCACCATACTGTTTGCGATACGCATCTAATTCTTGCGGTGTCCAAGGACGTCCTGTGCTTGGGTTTATTTCACTACCACGTAAAGGTCCAGTCTGTGGGAAAGGATAATTTTGACCAATGTTACCAGGCACGCCTAACACGCCAGCGGTCACACCACCAATACGTGCCGCATTTTGCACTACACGATTGGCAGCAAGTTGACGAACTACTTGTGATGCTTTGTCAATAATACCTGTTTGTGCTTGTGGTGCTGGAGCACTTGGAGCAACAGGAGTTCTAGCCATTGGACGACCTTGTGCATCAAGTATTGGACTTGTTGCAGGGACCGCTGGTGCAGGAGCTGGAGCTGGAGCTGGAGCTGGAGCTGGTGCACTTGGTCTTAATTTTTCAAGTATACCTTGTCTAATTGCTTTTACATCTCTTATAACTGGCAAACGATTAACTCCAGGAATGTATGATGCCGCTGTTGCTACACCAGCAGATGCTTTAACAGGATTTTCTACAGCATATTGTATAGCTTGTGCGGCAGGAACAGCCGCAATCATTCCTAAGGCTTCTGCTTCCTGGCGTAACTGTGATTTTGGAACTTCAGCTGAAGCTGTTAATGATGGTGCTGGACCTAATTGGCGAGCCGCTTCATCAATATCAGCTTCTGTTGGTTCTTTATCAAACTCAACTCTATGGCCATTAACTTCATACACGTAAGCCATTACTGAATTCTCCTAAACTTGTTACCACTAGAAGTTGTTCCTGTGCCAGGACCTGGCTGAGCACCAGGTTGAGCACCAGGCGTGCCACCAATGATCTTATTCATACGTTCATTAGCGTCTTTGAAGATTTGTTCACCTTGTGTTCTATCAAACTCAAGTTCAAAGTCTACGTAATCAGCGCCTGGTTTCTTACGGGCTTCAGACCAGGCACGTGCTTTAGCATCAACGTATGCAATTTTAGCTTTAGCATATTCCAACGTAGCTTTGGCTGCGGCTGGCTTGTCAGCAAGACTACCAACTGTACCTAATACACGTTGACTTTCACGCTCAGTGTTTGTCTGACTTGCTGTTAATCCACTACCAGTAATAGCATTAACTTGTAAGTTACGATAGTCATTCATAACTTGGTCAAACTCTGCACGTTTCTCTTTTGGAATGTTCAAGTTACGAGCAAGACTGTTTAATGCTTCTGCACGGTCAGCGTCTTTACTGTTGATATCAACATAGGCACGCCAAACAGTTGAATTAGTATCAATACCCCAGAAGCTTGGATTTTTATCAATAGCTGTTTGCAAACGATCAATAACAGATTGTTGTGAAACTCCACTTTGACGATTCTTAATAAGAGCATCAGTATAATCTTGATTAGACTTAACACGTTCAGCTGATATGTCACCGCGTGTTTTTGCTTCACCACTTGTAACAATTCCAGCGCCACTTGGAGCACCTGGAACTGCTGGAGCACCTGCTGGAGCACTTGGAACTGCTGGAGCACTTGGAACTGCTGGAGCACTTGGAACTGCTGGAGCAC